AATGAACTCCCAGGAATGGGAGGCGATGAACCTCTCCGCTGGTCTGTTCCTGGCTGATACCGTTGGTCCTACCTATGCGATCGCTAGTGCGGCCGAGCTTGCTAACATCCTCACGGTTGCGGCCGAGGGCATGTCCATTATTAACTACGGTGCGACGACGGTGGATGCCGAGACTCGTGCCGCAACTCAGAAGCTAAACAATCGAGACACTGCGTATATTCTTACCGAGGCTGGAAATGCTGACGTCACTGGTACAATCTATGACGTGGCTGACCAGGCTGAAGCGGATGCAATCATTGAACGCTTCTTTGGTATGATTAAGAAGAAGAAGTAATAGATTTTTACACAAGGAGATTATATGTCTGAAGAAACCCCTACCCCGGAAGTCACCGAAGCCGCACCCGTTGCGCCCTCGCCTGGCACACCGGAATATGATGCGGCTATGGCCGCTAAGGGCACCGCTCACATGGAAGGTGTCCCCTCGAAGTTCCAGAATGCCGATGGTTCGGTGAACATGGAAGCCTTCGCTAAGAGTTACATGGAGATGGAGAAGCAGTTCCACGCCGGCGCAGCCGCGCCTGCTGAAGAAGCTACTCCTGAACCAGAAGTCGCACCGGAGCCGGAGGCACCTGCCCCGGAGACGCTGCAGATCTCTGAGCCCGAACCCGAGCCAGAGCCTGCCGCTGAACCTACCGGTGTGTCTGAGGAAAAGTGGGGCCAGTGGAAGACCGAGATCATGCGTGGCGGTGACGTCACCCCTGAATCTCGTGCTGAGCTAAAGGCCCTCGGTTTTAACGATAATATTATTAACGACTTTGTCTCCGCCCACAAGAGCCAGCTTAAGCAGGGAATGACTGCTGCTGCTGAGGTGGTCGGAGGTGATGAGAGGATTGCGAAGATCTTTGGTTGGGCGTCGAATAACCTGGACGAGACCGCACGTGAGCAGGTCAACTCCGGGCTCGCAGGCCCAGCTTGGGAAGTCACTCTTCGTGGCCTCGAAGCGCAGTACGATCGAGCAGCAGCTTCTGCCCCTAAGGCGCAGGAGATGACGCACAAGGTTACTACTGCGAACCCCGCAGCAAGCGAATCGATCCGTGGCTTCGGCTCGGTCAATGAGTTTGCTGCACTGCGTGCCGACCCTAAGTATGGGAAGGACGCGACTTTTACTAATCAGGTCAACAGCCGAGCGGCGATGACTGACTGGACCAAGATCAGCTGACATGCTGGGCCGTTGTGCCCGAGCCCCTGTTCGCTGGTTGCGGAGGGCCCTTGACTAGGATAACCCCCAGCCACCATCAAAGTATAGCTACTAATCAGATTACTTTATTATTGATTTAATGTTTCAACTAAGGATTAACTACAATGGCAGTTTCCCCCTCTTCGGGCGCCGGCACTAACGTCGCCTTTGATGTCCACAACGTCTTCGGACGTGACGCGGCCGCCGACCTTTCGTCCACCACCGGCGGTTCCGCCGGAACCAACAAGCTCTGGCTCCCCATCTGGTCGGGCGAAGTGATGACTGCGTATGAGCAGTACCGCGCCTTCGGCTCCGCCACCGAGAGCCGCACCATCGCCAGCGGCCGAGTCGCCGAGTTCCCAATCATGGGTACCGTCGCTCTCAAGCCCGCCTGGGGTGCTGGTGAAGAGCTGGTTGGTAACACCAACGAGCACACCTCGAAGACCATCGCGGTCCAGCTGGACGCCCGTCCCATCGCGACCCACTTCGAGCTTGACAACATCGACCTCATGATCAGCCAGTGGGAGTACCGTTCGGAACTCGCGCGACAGGCTGGTCAGACCCTCGCCAACGCGCGTGACCTCCAGGTCGGTGCGTACCTCGTCCGTGCGGCCGCCGAAGGCGTCCTCTCCGACGATCCCCGTCTCGCCTCGGTCGCTTCCGGCTGGCGCAACTCGCTCGCCGACAGCCCGCTCTACGCGGACGCGGACTTCGCGAACCTCGGCACCGGTGACGCTTCGGCGGCGCTGCTGCTCCTCAGCAAGCTTGAGGACTTCATGGTCCACCTCCAGGAGATCGACGCCGACACCGGTTCCGTCTTCTGCGCGGTCGATCCCCGTACCTTCCACGACATCCGCGCGCTCGGCGTGGCCCGCGAAGCTGCCGACCTCGTCGGTGGTGCTGGCCGTCCGTTCTTCGGTGGCGTGGCTGATGCCGGTGGTCTCGGTGCTGGTCTCCGTGACGGCATGATGAGCCTCTCGGACCGTCTCGAGTACATGGGTGTGACGATCATCAAGACGAACCACCTCCCCAACTTCGACGCCGATGCGGCGATCCAGGACGAGATCGGTGAAAGCCGATACAACCTGAAGTTTGGTACCGCCGGCGTGAAGGCTGTCATCTGGCAGCCCAAGGCCGTCGCTCAGCTCAACAGCACTGGCCTCAAGGTCGACACCGTTGACGACATCCGTCGCAACACCGTCTTCACCGTCGCCAGCATGATGGGTGGCACGGGTGTGCTCCGTCCCGAGTGTGCTGCTGTCGTCACGACCGCACCTGGTGGCTCGATCACCAAGGCTGCGCTGCGTTCCGACCTCAACATGACTCAGGAATACATCAACACGGTCTGATACTATTCTCTGTTAGTGCTATGGGTATTTCTCCATTACACACAGAGAGTAGGTGATCAACGTATCTAGCGGGGCCCGGGGGAAACCTCGGGTCCCGTCTTTGTGCCAGCTACCATGGCTGGGTCGCTGCTATCTAGGCGACTGGGACCCCCGTCGCTAAGCTCCTCTTAAGTGGGGGGCTTGGCTTTTAAATTTATTATAAAGGAGTTTCCTTATGGGAGCTATGACTAGACTAGATGCAATCAACTCCATGCTTCTTTACAGTGGAGAAATGATTGTCGCCGACTTGAATAACCAGAGCGGCATTGATACCAGCATTGCAGAATTCTTGCTGGACCAGAAGACTGCTGACTACCAGCAGAGAGGGCTCGCAGAGAACCAGCTCGTTGAGCAGGTGTCTACGGACCTCACCGGACGAATTAAGCTTCGCATTGATTCGATCGACTGTACTATGCTTAACCCTCCCAAGGCCGTGACCGAGCCTCAGGTTGGTGCCATCTGTCGTGTCGTCTCTAGAGGCGGCTACCTCTATAACCTGACGGATGATACTGACGTGTTCCCTCACAGTAACGGCGAAGTGTACAACCTTAAGTACATTGTCGCCATGGACTGGGAAGATATGTCTACTGCAATCCAGAAGGCAGTCGTTATGCAGGCGTCCCGAGAGTACCAGATGCTCTCCAACGGTGACGCTGGTACGGACAACTATCTCGCTCAGCTCGAGATGAAGTACACGGCCAAGGCTAAGGGCGAGGACGCTCAGGATAAGTCGTACTCTATCCTTCGGGATGGTACGCTGCCTGTTCTCAAGATGCTCTACGGCCGTAACCAATATTATAACACGGATCAGTTCCGAACTGGTCCCAACGATCCTACTACTTGAGGAGGTGAGCCTTGCCACCTGTCAACTTGTTCATCCGTTCTCTGAAGGACGGCGTGGGACGTCAGGCTGCTACTAAGCGCCTCCCCACAGAAGCACAGGAGCTCATCAACACCGTCATCACGGTGGAGCGGTCAGCTGAGAAGCGGCCGGGCACTCGCCATGTTCCTTGCAGACACGTTAATAATACCACCTTTACAACTAAGGGTGACCTGGATCTTCCGGCTACGTCGGAGGACATGTTCCACTACTGGTTTGATCTGACCCCGAACATAGTGTATCTTATCTCTATTGACTACAAGTCATCGCCTGGAGATCCTCTGATCTTCGTGCATGAGATGACGCACAACGGCGGCAGTCCTACTCTTAGAGAGATTGTTCAGATCACGCCCGACGTTGGCCTGGCGGAATACATCCGCTATGGTAATGGTACCAACGAGGCAAAGGAAGCGTTGTCGATCATCTCGATCGGTCCCCGCCTACTGATCCTCAACAAGCTGGTGCACACCGGGTACAGCTCGGACGCTGACGGTAAGCTATTCGGCCTCGATGGTGTTGAGACTGTCAACGACGATGTCCTTGGTAAGCCTGTCACCTACGAGTCGGCCTCTGCTACGGACCCCGAGGGCACCGCCCTTATCTGGGTTGAAGGCCGAGCCTACGCTGGCGGACAGGAAGTCTATAAGCCTGCTCTGGGCACTGGCGCTACTATCTGGCGCGCGAAGGCTGACATCTCCTCGACGGATAACACCGATGCTAACTACGGCGGAGCCACTCACTGGGTGGACTCCGGCCGGGTCACGGATCGGATCTCTGTCCAGGACTTCCGGTACCCTGACTCCTCGAAGGCGTACCTCGGTCAGTCCCTCCCTGATATCAGCCACGTGAAGCTGCCTCCTCCGGGAGACGATGTGCTGGCGTGGAATGGTGCTGAGACTATGCTTGCCTCCCTGTATGTCGACGAGCTCGGCGAAGGGGCTAACGGCAGAGGTGTCGGCGATGGTGGTAAGGGTAAGATTTATTATTTCGAAAATGGATACGGCGGATCTGAGCCGGGCTACTACATCGTACGCTCGTCCACTGAGTCCCCATATCTTATGAAGATTCGTTCTCCAGATGCCTTCTCTAGGCTGGACGACAACCGCATGCCCTGCGTGCTCATCCCTACCAACGGCGGTAACACCTGGAGCCTCGAAGCTGGTACCTACGACACTCGTGTTGCAGGTGACTCTGACAGCAACCCCGGTCCCACGGCGTGGAAGAACGGAGCTCAGGCTCCGATCACCGCCATGGCTATCTTCCGTAACCGGCTGTGGTATGCCATCGGAGATACGGTGTTCTCCTCGGAGACGAACGACTACGGTAACTTCTTCCTGGCTGATCCTTCGTTGGTGGTGGACACTGATCCCATTGACGTCCAGCTGTCCTCGAATAAGTATACCCCTGTGGTCTCGCTCACTCCCTTCGAGTCGTACATCTTTGTCAACACTGGCGCTGATGTTCAGTTCGCTCTTGAGGGATCCGAGAACCAGATCACTCCGTACACTGCTGCCCTGTCCTCTGAGTCATTCTACTCGACCTCGTCGGTGACTGACCCGCTGCTCATGGGTAACCAGGTGTACTTCTTCGATGATAGGAGATTGTATATTTACATGCCAAGCTCTGCTGTGACTGTGCAGCGAGCGGCTGAGGTCTCAAAGCATGTGCCTAACTACCTGCCGGTGAACTACGGTTCTCTTGCTGTGTGTAACTCATACGAGACGCTGCTCATGACTGACAGCGACAACCGAGGCCATGTGTACTGCTACACCAACCGCTTCCAAGGCGACCAGCTGTTGCAGAATGCTTTCTTCCGTTTCAATTACGACAAGAACATTGAGTCCATGAAGGCTCACGAAGAGGAGATCTACTTCCTCACCAAGGATGAAGATAACATCTACTCCATGTACTCCCAGCGGTTCCGAGAGGATGCTGGTAGCCATGTGTGGCTTGACGATGCTGAGACCTTGATCGTGGAGGAAGGCGTTACGTCTACATACGACGCCTCTACCAACACGACTGAGGTTGTCTTCCCTCATACCGCTGATAAGGACAACGATGTTGTCATCACGGGCTACGAGCCTACCCCCGAGGGTATGCCCGAGAAGTTCAATGAGGGCGGTATCATCCTGACTACTAAGGAATTCAACCGGGACACCCCGGGTGAGACTCATGTCAAGATTTCCGGTCGTCTCGATGATGGGCTTACGCTCTATCTCGGACGAAACTATTCTATGGTCATTACTCTGTCTCCACTCTACCAGAGGGACCAGCAGAACAACGTGATCGACGGCCTCCTTAGCTTGAGGTCTATGCATACACAGCACTCGAACTCGGGTCAGTACTCTATTGAGACTGAGATCCGTGGTCGACGCCATGTCCCGACGACGTTCACTCCCATGGAGCTGGATGAGACGCTGGGACTTGATCCTCTGACTATGTCTAACCGCGAAGTACGCGGTGAGAGCATAGCCAAGATCTTTGGTAATGCAGACGAGTCGCTAATTGAGATTGTCTCGACTACACCGAACCCGGTGAACATTACTCAGATTCAATTCAAGGGTATTTTCAACGAGAAGTACTCTTCATTCAATCGATAATAGCCAGGGCCTCCTACCGGGGGCCTTGGTTTTTAATTACAAAGGAGGGCATTATGCCTTATACAGACAACATTAGCCTTGAAGAAGTGTACACTGCGGCTAGTCCCTCGTTCACTTATTCTTATGCAAACATAGATACTACCGATTCGCTTGCTGACCAGGCCCAGCTTCAGCTGAGATGGGAACTTGTGACGGTAACTGACGACCAGGGCGATCCTGTCCAGGTCTCTGAGCTTCCCGCTGGGGAGCGAACTCAGATCGTAGTTGTGGATCCTGTGTACTACACGGTGAATCCTTCAGCTAACACTATTACCGTAGACTACGACGAGCTTTCTGGCTCTGAGGTTACGGTTACAGACTCTCAGGGCGGTACTGCTACGTACACTCGCCCTGACTTTTCCGTTATTAACGCTACCAACCCTGTAAAGATTCGACGCTCTGTGGACATCACTGAAGCGGTTGTTGCTTTTCAGGGCGGAAGTCGTTTGACTTCAGACCAGCTCAACGCTGCAGTCCAGCAGTTGCTCTTTGCCTCGCAGGAGCTGACCGAGTTTGGCTCGGCTTCGGGCGCAGAGAACGAAGTTGATCTTTCTTCTGAAAGCATTAACTCTCTGGGAGATGTCGACATTAACCTCGGCAACACCGGAGCTATCCTGGTGGTTGGGCCTAACGGAGACATTACTGATTCCACCACAGGCGGTACTAATGCAGTGCTTTCTGTCAACGGAGAAACCGGCGCTGTTGTGCTTAGTTATCTCGATGTTGGCGCTGCCCCTACGGTGCATACTCATGTCATGGCAGACGTCACCGACCTGGACATCTCTGGTGTCGGCGGCGTGGACGTCGCTACTACGGCCCCCGTGGCCGGTGACACTCTGGTGTTCGACGGGACCAACTGGGTCCCCGCCCAGCCTGTTACTGTGGCATCTGGCACGGGCGCTCCGCCCACCGCCTGGACGAACGACCCCTCTCGTCGGCCTGGCGACCTCTACGTTAGGACGGGATAATGTCAAAAGAAATCTACGATACTAATGGAACTCGCGTCCGAGAAATGTACTCTACGGGCAGCGGCCTCGAGGTGTACGTCTGGGATGGTAGCGGTGTTCGTATTTGGCCAGACGCCCAGCCTAGCCCCGGGGTTACGCTTAACATGAATTGGCCTAACGGTACGTCTACCGAAAACACAAGTGGTTTGCCTACCTTCGATACGGCCTCGTCCCAGTTCACGGACCAGGAGGGCCTGTTTCGTATTGAGTGGTATGATACCCTGTACGGTATCTCTAACGTGTGGGCAACCATGACCTGGACTTCCTATGCCGGTACTAATACCGCAGTAGAAAACTGGGGCTTGAACCAAGACTACCCAATGCAGAACGTCGCTTCTGTGTCCTGGGATGAGAACAGCGGTAACACCGCCACTATGAATCTTAAGTGGTATAATCTTGAGCCTGCCGACGGTACTTCTCAGAGCTGGCGACGGTCCTCAAATGCCACTGGTTTCATGGAGGATCCTGATTACGTAGCGCCCCAGGCTCCCTATCAAAGCCCGGCTAACATTACGTGGTACGGTGAGCGCCTGGCTCTTGGGGAAGTTACCAGCACAATTAGCAAGGTAACTAGCACTTACGTCTACGCCGCAGGGGAAGAAAACATATGGGACTTTAATGCCCCGACTGCAGCAGGCTCTGCTCTTAGAGTGGAGAACAGCTCAGATAGAGTACGCATTGAGCGTAGTATTGTGGACTACAGTGAATCGGCATATGACTATGTTCGACGAACCGGACGACACATTGTAACTATTGAGAGAAACGACTACGACCCCGGCACTGAGTACATCATTGCAGGCGTAGATAATGCCTCCTCTACCATTACTAACTCCTACTATGTATATCCACCTACGCCGAGTAAGAGCTCGGTGTCGGCTACGGATATCCCGCTTGTTCAATACTCAGATAACCCCGCAGATCAGGACAGCCTAACGGTTGTTACTGGCGAGAGCGTGACCTATCGAATCTACGAAGATATAATCTAAAGGAGGCCTGCATGGCTGACTCATCAAGCCTCTCTCTAGAGGTAATTCACACAACTAAGGCTGCTTCATATAGCTATAGCGCCTTGAATCTCACCGACACGATGCCGGATAGCGCGCAGCTGGCGGTCTACGTTAATATTCAACAGGTCCTTAGAGTGGCAGATAGCATAATTGTCGACGTCTCCACTCTCTCGGCCGAGAAGCAGTTTGCAATCCGGACTATTGACAGTAGTTTTATTACGGTAAACGACGTCACTAAGGAAGTCGACGTAGCGGATTATTCTAATGCTATTATTCCTACTAAGGACAGCACGTATCGCTACCTTGACTACATTGTAGACAACGTAGAATACCTCTCCGTCCAGCGGTCTACTGATATTAATCAGAATGTTGTTAATTATTATCCGGGAAGTCGGCTGAGCTCCTCTCAGCTAAGCGCTTCTCAGGATCAGATGATGCACGCCATTCAGGAAATTAATACTGAACTACTTAACCTTGAGGCCGGCACTGAAGGACCCGTGGGTCCTCAGGGCGAGCAGGGTATTTCCGGACCCGCCGGTCCTCAAGGCGAGCAGGGTATTCCCGGCGCTGACGGCGCTGACGGCGCTGACGGCGCGGCTGGCCCTGGTGTCGCCACGGGCGGCACGGCTGGCCAGATCCTTGAGAAGATCGACGGCACGGACTACAACACCCAGTGGGTGGATGCGTCCCTGGTCGGTTCGATCGACGACCTCAGTGACGTGGACACCAGCACGGCTGCGCCCACCGACGGTCAGGTCCTCACGTGGGTCAACGCTGACTCCGAGTGGCAGCCTGCTGACGCCACGGGCGGCGTCGCCTCGAGCGTCTCGCTCCCCATTGGCCGTGTGCGCTGGAACACAGACACCGGCGCGATTGCTGCTTCCAGTAGCCTGAACATCTTCGACTCAGGTACCTTCCCGTCCGCTGTGGTAATCACGGGCCTGGAACTGACGAATGACTTCACCTTCTCCGCGTCCTCCTCGA